AGACCTTGACAATCAAAGTTCTTAGACCATTTTTCCAATAAGTCATAATCTTTACTATCCCCTCTTATCATACCAACTTGTATCTCTCCCTTCTTTTTTACACCACAGATAGTGATTGTATAAAATTTTTGTATTCCATCTATCAATACCAACTTGTCTTTTAGACTTTGCCATTATTAACCTCCTTATCAACGTATTTATCAACTTGATCTTGAAGTTCTGCTTTCTGCTTCATTAATTTAGCTATTTCAGTCTCAAGTTTTTTTATGTGTTCAACAGTCAGTTTTCTTTGTTCTGCTTGTAGTGTTTTTATTCTTGCTTGATCCATCATTATTTCTCCTTGTGAATTACATTGCGGACACTGGTGTATGGTTTCCATCTGATTCTCGATAGATTCCTTTACTTTGATATAACCGTTTCCACGGCATCTTGGGCATATTGTTGTCATCTTTTTCTATCCTTTCTAATACTTGGTTAACTTTCTTTCTAACTAAAGATCCATCTAGTTCTGCCATTGAACAAACAGCATCGAAGTCTCTGTTTGGTAATGATACATAGTCTAACTCATGAAATCTTCTTCTTTCGTAAAGTTCTTTATATTTTACGACCTGTCTTTTTATTTTAATTGCATCTTCAATTGATACTATCAAAACATTTCTCCAAAGATTACGCAGTGGATTAAACGGATCTTCTAAATTAATTGCCTTTAGACCCAAGTCTGCCATTTAATTTCCTCGCTTTCTCGTTAATTAATATGTCCAAAGCTTTTGCTCTAGATACTTCTGCGTCAGGTACAATTACTCTCCTGATCTTATCTAACTTATCACAACTTTTATGTGAAAGAGCTACTGATTTATATTTATTTATGTCTGTCATTAGTATATTCCTTTGTTAAGTTATACAATATAGGATAATTATATTACTTGTCAACCCTTCTTTTAAAATTAATTCTATAACCTTCTTGTTCTTCAGGCACATATTTTGCTGCTTCTTTGACCTTTTTGTACCATTGATCCCTGATGCCTGGATCCTTAGTCTTGTTCCATTGTACCGCTAGTTTTTCAGTTTCTTCCATTAGTTTATCTATTATCATGTCTTCACTCATTTTTTCTCATTTATTAATTTTAATATTTTTATATTTCCGGAAATAGTAACGGTATCAGAATTAGGTTTAACCCAATGCTCCAAATAAGATGGAAAAATTATTATATCTCCTTGTTTTAAATTAGGTTCATAATGTATGTCAAATATAGGATTATCAAAACATTGTAGTATATTTTTTGAAGGTGAATTAAATATGGTGTTAGAGTTTCCTCTGTAATAAATTATAAAAGAAAAATTACTACCATGCACGTGAGCACCTTGGTAATCATTTTTTTCATATTTATTGATCCAAATTTTAGTTATGCTAAATGTAAAATTTATACAATACGGTTTTAAAAGATAACCTAATATGTTTGTTAATTCTATATTTAGATAATTAATTGATTTTTCGTCAAATAAAGTATTACCATTTAAAGTTGTTTTTACATTAGATTCAAAAGTTTTTTTAAAATTATCACCTGTTACTTTTAGTTTTGATAAATTTAAACTTTTATATGCAATTAAATTATTAAATAGATTATCGACCTTGACGGTTATATTTTTTAAAATCTCTTTTTTCATCTTTATTCTTTCTTTTTTTATGTATGCCTGGTCTCTTTTTAGGTTTCGCTCTTGGTACGAAATGCGTAAATTTTTGTTTAGCCATTTTTATAGTGTTCTTTTATAAAATTTCTATCTGACTCTGATAAAGACATGTATCTTATTCGTCCATTAATATGTTGTTTGGTATCATGACCACAGTTTGTACATCTGTAATACTCTTGAACAATTGCAACTAAGATTGCTTCTTCTTGACACTCTTCACAGTGTCCATGTACTGTATCTATTTTGTTAAATAATTTTATTGTTTTTTTATCTATTGTCATTTTTTATAATACCAAGTTGCCACTGTATATCTTGTTCCTTTATTTATAGGTTTAACTCCATGTTTATGATAATTTCCATCAAAATACAAGGCTCTTCCAGGTTTAGGTTTGAAAATTGTACCGTCTTCAAAATAAGTTTCTCCTCCTTCAAAATCGTTATTTAAATATACTATTGATGATAAAGTAGTCCTACTGCTATGTAAATCAAAATGTAATCGTTGTCCATTTGAAGGTGGCCATTTAACTATTTGAAACCAATCAATTTCAGATTCTTTCATTTGTTTAGATTTGTTATTTAATTTATTCATTAAAAATGAAAGTTTTTCATCTTTTTTATTTAATTCAAGAGGATAACTGCCCATGTATCTAAAAACCGTTAGCTGTCTTTCTTTATAATACTTTAATAAAAATTTTATCTCTTCTTTAGATAAAAAATTATCAACTATTTCTGTAATCACACCAGGTCTTTTGCCCTTGTTAGAACTGGTTTGTATTTTGTTTTACCTTCAGACTTGTAGGCCCACAAATAAGATGCTCTTGGTGTTCCATTAATCCAACTTGCGTGGATCCATCCACTGTTAGGCTCACCTGGAGTGTAGAACTCTAGGATTAATTGATCTGGCTGAAGGTTAGATTTAATCCAATCAAATAATTCAGCATTGTCTACACCAACACATTCAAAATCCGCTGCTTCTGCTTTCGCATGCTGACTGTTAATTGAGCTGCCGATAGCAACACACAATTCCGGAGACCTGAAGCCTGACGTCACCTTCACTCTACCGAAGTGATCACGTACGGGCTGCAAAATATTTTCACAAAGTGCTTTTAATTTTTCAATCTGACCTGCACTAGGATTATTATTAATCCCTTTCCTGATAGCAGTATCAGATTTAGTTAATTCTTGAAGAGTAAAATTACGACTGAGATTCATCTTCTTTTAATTCAATATCACCACAAAAATAAGTAACATATAATTTATCTTTATTCATTTTTATATTTGTTCTTTCAGAAAAATCTACGATTAATTCTCCACCTTTTTTAACACATGAAGACCAATCTTCAAATTTATAATTATATTCCATTGGTTGTCCACAAGTCTTAGTAACTGAGGAACAAATATATAATACCAAAAAGAATTTCATTAATCTGACCTAACTGAATCTATGAAATTGTATACTCTTCCAAACTGTTTGTCTATATTTAGTAAATCTTGTTGTATCATACCTACCAAAACCTGAAGTTCTATCAGTGTGACTAAAGTCCATGTAGCTAGACCCATTAATATTGTACCAAGTAATGCAATTAGAGCTGTATTAGTTTTTCGAGTCATTTAAATACTCTTCTAATTTTTTACCTGCTGGTGACAATGTTATAACATATGAAAAAGTTGCAGCTAATAATGCTGTGCATAATGCTTCACTCCACCAGTGTCCAAAATGAGTTGGGTGAGCTAATAAATCTGCGATAAAACAACCAATAAACATAAACAAAGGTAATTTAAAATGAAATTTCCAAGGAATAAAAGACATCATAACCACTAGAACACCTGTTACGACTCCTGTCTTAGTTGCTATTATTGCATGTTTTGAAGTTAGTGCAGGTAAATTACCTTGCACCATAAATATCATACAAGATAACCACGCGAGTGAAAGCTTGTGAAAGAATAAAGTTGCCTTTTGTCTAAACACTAGGTCCTCCACAGAAAGCCAATAGAACTAACATTACAATTAGAATACCTGTAAAGTAATAATTCATCCTGGCTATCTCCATTATAAAACCCAACCTTTAATTTTTTTCCATAATTTTTTAAACATGCTTTCACCCATATAATCTTCATAGTTTTTTACTTCGATATGACTGCATACATAACAATCACATGAAGCACATTGTGTTGTGCTTACATAAAAACCTTGTCCCTTACAGTGGCATCTGTGACCACAATCAATACAAAATATTTTCATTTTTTATCCTCAATATCATAAAACATTTTATCAGAATCTTCTGTTACCCAGTCACCACCCTCTGCATCCCAGTACGTAGTTTGTACTTTGTAGTCGGGCCATTCGTTTTCTGTTGTGTAACTATTTATATGCCAAATGATTCTGTTGTTTGGCTGTGCAGCAAAGTTGCCGTTTTCTAATTGTAATATGTGAGCACATTTATGCTCTTGCGGAATTTCAGAGTGTTCCGTATCCAATATATTAGTGTCTGGATGCGCCCAGTCAATGGTAAATAAGTATTGACCTTTATAAAATTTTTTATCTCTACCTAGATATTTTCCGTTTACACCATCCAACCAATCAAAGCAATGGACACTAGGCCAATAACTAAAACTGTTCCATAGTTGGAGTTCATCCACTGCCATGTCAGGAACCTCAGATCTTTCATATTGTTTTTGGAAAAAAGCTGAGATAGGTAAACGCCAATAGCACGCACCATTTGGTAACATAATGTTAAATAATAGAGCCCGGCCTGAAATAGAGCTAAGACCAAAGATAACACAGTCACGATAATCTCTTTTATATTTTTCATCCATGTCATAAAGATACTCTCTCCTTATTTTACAATAAATCGGCGGTATATTAGCATTTAAATAAGACATAATAAATCATTTTATTTCACCCCAA